AGATCATGCTCACAAGGTGGTATTCGTAATGCATCATGTACTGTTACATTTCCAGTATGGCATTATCAGTTTGAGGATCTTATCGTATTAAAAAATAATCAAGGTACTGACGAGACTCGTGTACGTCAAATGGACTATAGTGTAGTTGTTAATGCCATGTTCTGGAATCGCTACAAGCGTGGCGAAACAATGTCATTGTTTAACCCTGCCGAAGTTCCGGACCTATACGAAGCCTACTATCGTGACAGCGCAGAATTTGAAAAGTTGTATCTACAATATGAACAAGATAAGACAAAGAAAAAGAAAGTTGTATCAGCAGATGAGATATTCAAAAATGGAATACTTAAAGAGAGAACTGATACTGGGCGCATATATCTTGTCAACATCGACAATGTTATCAACCAGGGCCCCTTTGATACAACAGTTGATCCCATATATCAATCAAACCTATGCCAAGAGATACTTTTACCCACCCGTCCTTTCCAGAGAATTGAAGATCCAGAGGGACGAATTGCTCTTTGCACTCTTGGGTCAATCAACTGGGGAGCGTTCCGCAACCCGCAAGAGATGCGTAAAGCCTGTCGTGTTTTAGTTCGTAGTCTAAGTAACCTATTACAATACCAAGATTTCTTAAGCATACAAAGTAAACTTGCTAATCTAGATTTTGAACCACTCGGAGTTGGTATTACTAACTTGGCCTACTGGCATGCACGTAAGAGTTTTAAATACGGTACACCGGAAGCATTGGCAGAAGTCAAGCGTTGGATGGAACATCAATCATACTACCTTACCGAAGCAAGTGTTGAACTGGCCCAGGAACGTGGCCCATGTCAGCGTAGCGAATACACTTACTACGGTCGGGGAGTATTTCCTTGGGAAAGACGTAAAGAGGGTGTTAATGAATTAACAGACTTTACTCCTAGTATGGATTGGGAACCGTTACGCACTCGTATGAAAAAGTACGGTATTCGTAATGCCACATTGATGGCAGTGGCACCAGTAGAATCTAGTTCAGTTGTTCTAAACTCTACTAACGGAATTGAAATGCCGATGGAAATGATTTCTGTAAAGGAATCGAAGGCCGGATCGTTTGTACAGGTAGTACCGGAGTACAAACGTCTAAGAAATCGTTATCAGTTGATGTGGGAACAAACAGATTGCATTGACTACTTGAAGACCAGTGCTGTGCTTGCCGCATACATTGATCAAAGTTTGTCTACTAACACATTCTATAATCCTGCACACTTCCCCGGTGGCAAAGTCCCTGGCACATTAATTGCTAAGAACCTAATGCTTGCCTACAAGTGGGGAATTAAGACAATCTATTATAGTCTAATTAATAAAGTTGGTGCCAAGACCAGCGTTACTGGCACAAACGAAATTACTGTCAACGGACGTAGTACAGGAATTATTACAGCAGATAATGCTATCATCTATGAACCGATGGACGATGATTGTGAGGCATGCAAATTATGATTGATTCTAACATTGCAGAAAATGTACAGGCTATTTTAAAAAATGTTGACGAAATAAATCAACTAATGTCCAACCTATACGAACAGAATGTTGAAATTAGGATCGCATACAAAGATTCAAGTAAAGGTGAACCTCCAAGAATTGAATTATGGAGAGCAACTGAACATGTTGATTATTTAAAAATTGAAAATGAGTCTACCTCAAGCAATTTATAAAAGATCTGAGATCCCTGTTGCTGATTATCTTATGAGTCTACAACAGGCATTGCGGGACGAATTTATGCAGGGGTTTCGTACCTTGGAGCATGTATCTAATTTTATTGGACGGCCAAGTCTTGATAGAAGAGAAGCAGGTGTTCCATTAGAAGAAACAGATTACTTGATACAGTCCAAGGATAAAAATTCTGAAGAATATCATAGTAATATGAAAGGGTGGCTAAGTGTGTTATTCAAATATGATAGAGGTGATACTGAATCAAAAATGAATTTTACAATGGCACCAATGGACGGCAGGGCAATGAAATATAAAACTGCCTATAAGTTAGTAACAGAGTATGGTGAACATTGTCCTATAGCACAATATAGTATACTAGCACCAAACACCATATTGAATAGACATACAGGTCCTGAAAATAGGACAGGAAAATATATCAGAATACATATACCGTTGATTGTACCAGACGGGGATGTGTTTCTAGAAGTAAACGGTAATGAAGTGAAGTGGGATGATCTATTTGGATTTAATAACCAATTTGTTCATAGCGCCTATAACTACACAGATCAATATAGGTTGATATTTTTAATAGATTTAGATAGAGAATTTATAGGAATGTCCCCGGGAGAACCTTGGGATAACAGATTTGAAGAGTTGTCTACACGACCCTTCGTAAGAAAAAAGGAAACACAATGAGTAAAGCACAATACAATTTATCAAAACAAACAAACTATCTAAAACGTCATATGTTTTTAGATCCAGAAGGTCCAGTAACCGTACAACGATTTGAGGAAGTTAAGTATCCTAAGATTGCTCGATTCGAAGAACTGGCTCGTGGATTCTTTTGGGTACCAGAAGAAATTAGTCTTACCAAAGATAAGATGGATCACAAGGACGCTAGTGATGCTGTTAAGCATATCTTTACCAGCAACTTACTACGTCAGACAGCATTGGACAGTATTCAAGGTCGCGCACCTAATCAAGTGTTTAGTCCTGTTATCAGCATTCCGGAACTAGAGGCATTAGTTAGTAACTGGAGTTTCTTTGAAACTAATATTCACAGTAAATCGTATAGTCACATTATTCGTAATGTCTATGGTGTGCCTAAAGAAGAATTTAATAAAATTCATGACACCGAAGAAATTGTTGGAATGGCCGCAAACATTGGGCGTTACTACGAAGACCTACACCAATTGAATTGCAAGAAAGAGTGCGGCGTTGAAGTGAATGAATACGAACATAAGAGAGCAATTTGGATGGCTCTACATGCATCGTATGCATTAGAAGCACTACGCTTTATGGTATCATTTGCTACAAGTCTTGCTATGGTTGAGAATAAAATCTACATTGGCAATGGTAATATCATTAGCCTGATCCTACAAGACGAACTATTACATACAGAATGGACTGCTTGGTTAATTAACAATGTAACCAAAGATGATCCAGATTTTGTAAAACTTGAAGAAGAATGTGCCGCAGAGGTATATGCTCTCTACATGGAAGTTATTAAGGAAGAAAAAGAATGGGCAACTTATTTGTTCAAGTTAGGACCAGTTATTGGACTTAATGCCGCTATCCTTTCTGACTTTGTCGATTACACAGCGTTTGTTAGATTAAAAGAAATTGGAATTAAGTATCTAGAGGATCACCCTCGCCAAAGTCCTATCCCTTGGTTTAACAAGCACGTAAATATTAACAAGAAACAAACTGCTCTGCAAGAAAATGAAAGCACTAACTATGTTATTGGTGTTATGAGCGATGCAGTTGAGTATGAAGAATTACCAGATCTATAAGGAAATAATATGGCTAGAATTATTGAAGAAGTTATCGTAGTGAAACTCAGCAAGTTGGTTAGAGATGACGAAGAATACGGTACGCAACTTGTAAACGAATCTTTACGAGCAAGTATTGAAGATTCGATTCAGCATCAATTTAGCGATGCTGTTGTAGTAGAAGTAGAAAGGAATTAAGATGAAAGCAGTTGTATGGTCTAAGTATCATTGCCCGTATTGCGATCAAGCAAAGGCATTGTTAAAACAACGAGGCATTGAATTCGAAGAAAAGAAAATCGGAGATGGATATACTAAAGAAGAATTACTAGAAGCAGTTCCTACTGCTCGAACGGTCCCACAGATCTTTTTAAATGAAACATTAATTGGAGGTTTCACTGAATTGAAGGCTCACTTTGATAAAGAACAGTGGGCTCAAGAAGCAGGCGGACTATAATGGATGATAACGTTTCTGTTAATATTCCGGACATAGACATGTCTTCTGCAAATTATACCATAGATATGTCTTCCGCAAATTACAATTACGGAACTGTTACAATTTCATCAACCGCAACTAGTGGATCTTTTCTTACCAGTAGCGGAATGAATGGAACTAGTTGGTCATCAATGACAGCAAACTATAGTCAACCTTCATTGAAGGTTACTGGTCATGCAGATTTTGACGGTGATGTTACTATCCAAGGTCATAGTATTCTAAAACTTTTAAAAAGTATCGAAGATAGGCTTGCTATCTTACAGGAATCTAGTCCTGAAAAACTAGAGAAGTATGCCGCGCTTAAAAAAGCATATGATCATTATAAAACATTAGAAAGATTAATAGGTGAAGATTAAATGTTAATGCAAAAACCAATCATGGACGGATCAGTTGTTAGTTTGAAACTTGTTAACGGCGACGAGATAATTGCACGTTACGAAGGCGAGGACGAGAAAACAATTAAAATTAATAGACCATTGGCATTGACCATGGGCGCACAGGGACTAGGTATGATTCCTTGGCTGTTCCTTGGAGATACTGAAACTTTTACATTAAAGCGTGAGCATGTATTTGTCATGGTACCTAGCAAGAAAGATGCGTCTGATCAGTATATGCAAGGTACTACTGGTATTGCACTTCGTTAAATAAGTGTATAGGAGATAAAGTATGCCATATGTACCGGGCGGTGGCCCACAAAAAGATAGCGGATTAAATGCGGTAGGGGATGTATATCACAGTCCTACAGTATTTGCTAATAATGTTCCTATGGCGCTATGGCAAACTCCAGGAGAAAGCGGATCATTTGCCGGATTAAGTATTTCTGTATCAATTAATATTCCTCAGCAAGTACAGGATGAAATTAACGCTAAAACTGATTCATATGTTGCCGCACAAAATGGACAACCTAATCAGTACTATAGTGCAGACGCTGAGGCGGGCGGCGTTAAAGGTAACTATGCCGGAACACCTGACGATGCTTCAACTGGTACTGGCTTAATTGCAACAGATGCTTCATTCAGTGATATTGTACCTTGGATGAAGAAAACATATGATGAAGCACAACGAGGTATGTGGAGAGAAACCGGTCAAGGAGGCAAACCTAGTAATCCAAATATTACAGGAATTTGGAAAACACTTGGCATCGGTACAACAGGTGCATGGACCACTGATCAAACAGCATGGTGTATGGGATTTGTAAATTTTGGACTTAAAGCATCTGGTTACAAATATGTACAAACTGCGTCAGCCGCGGCCATTACACAAAATCCAGGAAGGTGGGGCGCTGTGCAAGTTCCCAAAGAACAAGCACAACCGGGGGATATTGCATTCTGGAGTTACCGCCACGTGAACTTTGTCTACGAAAAGAAAGGTGCTGGCTTCACATTCTTTGGCGGAAATCAAACACCAAAAGGCGGAAGCAATAACCCCGATGACGGCGATGCTACCATTAGTTACCCGGGGGGCACACCCGCTTCTAATTCAAATTGGGTAAGTTGCTGGCGCCCAAGTAAGACTTGACAAAACCAAAAAATGCTGTTATACTATAAGCAAGGAGATAGCAAATGGCAAATGAATTAGCAAAATACCTCAACTCACGTCGTCGACTAAAAGACGAAAATGCCATTAAGAAGCAAACCAAAATTGCTAAACAGCACAGAGTTAGCGAATACAATCCAGGCGAAACTAAGCAACCGCACAGGTTTGTAAAACGTCATGCAATGGATTGTGGTAATCCGGAATGCTTTATGTGTGGTAATCCGCGCAAGACACATAAAGACAAATTAACGGCACAGGAAAAACGCCTTTTCCAAGATGTGGAAAAGTTCACAGACCAACACAGCAACGGATTGAAAAATGACGAAGAAGATATACTATGAAAAAGTTGGCAGAAAATATGTTCCAGTTGCCGAATATGACAGCCAATACCTTGACAGTTTTCCAAAAGGTAATCACTTGGTTATGTGTTATCCCGGAGGCAGCAGTCGCAGGTTTAATATTGATCCTAACTATGCGGCTATGATTGCCGCAGGGCGGGTAGCAGAAGATACTATTAGCGCGGCTGTTGTTAAAGCCAGTGAAATGCGCCCTCATAAAAAACCCATCACAGAAAAGCAAAAGAAAGCCTGGGACAACCTAGCCAAGGCATTTGGCAGTGAACGCTACTACATTGAAATTCCTAGTGCTAGAGAAATTGCTGAAGCAGGTGTAAAAGCCATGCAAGAAGAAGCAACAAAATTAATGTTGCATCCTGCGGTAAAACGTTCTTATGATCAGTTCCAAATTGTCTGCAAACTTGTCAACGAAACTGACCCGCAAGGCGTTAAATAATTATGTCCGGTAGGGGTAAACATGCGTAGCAGGTTGGCAAAGTGAGAGACTTTGTTCGGTTAGGCGGAGACCATACAAGCCCTACAGGTCCGTCACATATTTTGGAGATTGATATGAAACGAGTTTTAGCAGTTGCAGTATTAGTGTTAGCCACATTGCCCGTAATGGCACAACATCACCACGGACATGGACATGGACATTGGAACCGAGGGTATGGAGGAGGATGGCATTGGGTAGTTCCTGCTATTATTGGCGGCGCAGTAGTGTACGGTGCAACTCGCCCAGATCCAGTTATTGTACAACAACCTCCTGTTATTGTGCAACAACCACCGATTTATCAATATCCGTTACCTATACAAAATTGCACTCCTTGGACTGAAACACAAAATTCAGACGGTACAATTACTCGCACACGTACCTGTAATCAATAAAATACTGCTAGGTGTTGGCATGCTAAATAATATCATTAGCAACCGAGAAATATTATGCCAACACCCAGTTCAGGTCCGATTTCCTTTCTAAATCTTAAAAATACATTCGGCGTTTCAGGCGCTGTATCAATGGCGCAGTTATACAGAGGCGGCGCTTTTGTTCCTAACCTTGGCGCAGGTAGGGCAAACGGAACAATTCCTACTACACTGAGCGGACTTAGTTTATTAAAGTTTCGAAATGCCTGGGGTAACAAAACTCGTTCGTTTACTATAAACGTAGGGCAAACTGCCGCTAAGAAGAAAAAAGGTACATTATACGGATTTGGTCCAACATTTGGATCAGTTGTAGGTGGCAACCCGACTTTTATCAGTCCGGTAGGACAATTGACCCTAACGGCGTTATACTATAATGCAGGCACTAGTAGATGGTATATGAAACTATCGTCAGCATCTACTATTCCTGCCACTCTTGAACCATTCAAGAATGTTAGTATGACAGGATATAATATTGGCGGTGTTTTAGCACTTACGACCACAACCTCTGCAAGTGGTAATACTAGAACATGGAGTTGGCCAGCCGCCTCTACTGCTCACCCTGTTTCTGGAACAGTTGCATGTTCTATTGGTTATTACGGTTAAAGGAATACAATGATCCCTTTTAAAATGAAAATTTTAAAATACAACGAATCGGCTCTCTCATACACAGTTGAATATACACCGGAAAACAGTAAGTGTTCTCCTATAACGTTAGAGATACATGTTGATATTTCTAATGCTGAAGATACTGATGAAGTGTTGGCTTCGTTAAAACACTCTGCTCCG